GTCTTTAATAAGGATACGACGATACCAACCATTCCACTCTTTCTTAGTGGCTGATTTCATCATTGCTTGAATCATATCCCTCGCTGTATTACCGGTGACATTGCGAGTAACAAAGCCAGTAAGAGCGAGAGTAAAACTATCCCAAGGTAGGCCAGCACCATCTTCATCAGTTTTCTCCGGTATTTGTTTAAGTCCAAAAGTTATCATTGGATCTAATGCAAGTCGACAACCTTCAAAGAATTCTTTAGCATGGTCGCTACTTTCGGCAATAACTTTAATAATTGCTTCTTTGTCTAAACGGGAATTGTGGGTTTCTAAATCCCAAATGTGGCTGGCACAAACGCTCATGTTTACTCCAATAATTAACTGTATAAGTGTATATTATACAACTTAACTATCAGTATGTCAAGTGGTTTGTAGTCTTAAATGGTTTACCTTCGTAAGCATATTCTAATTGATTCATTATTTTACGCTTCATTTGGCAAACTTTTGGATGGTTGTGATCATACTCAAATGCTTTCATAAAACGTCCCCAACCGTTTGGACGAACACGTTTTGGAACTTTTGAATCTAAATAAGTTTTGATTTCTCGAGTATCCCAACCAAATTTGTCAATCATATCTTGGGCCAGGTTAAAGGCATGTGCGCCCATTTCGTCCCTGTCGCCATAATATTCTTGTTCTTTACGAGTTCGAGCATAATAGGCAGTACTCTGGTATCCTGGAATATCTTTAAAATTCCTAGCACGATATTGGCGTGTATGAATGATTTCGTGTAGCACAGTATCGGCGAATAGCTGACACACCCGTTCCCAACGATAGTTGCTCATACGCATAGTGGCAGTTTTAGGGGGATATGCTAGTTCAATTTCGATAAAACGCTTTCTGCCTGTTTTATCTAAGTCGGAATAGTATGCTCCACCGACCCATATTTCACCCTTTTTAACAGGATTGAATCTACTACTCTTTACCTTAATAGGAAGATGTGACTTAATATGTTGGCTGATAATGCTGGTAATTTCGCCTATAGGTAGCCTGCGATCAACTAATTCGGATTTTAGCTGATGCAGCATTGAGTACAATGTATTTCGATCCAACAAGGACCAGTTAAACGCCTGACGGGCCATAGTACACTCCTATACATTACTATTTATAGTGTACTATGGATTTCAGTTATATGCGTACTTTATGGGCGTTTTGAGATAATTTCGTCAATCAAACCGTATTCTAGGGCTTCTTCTGCACTCATAAATTTATCACGTTCCATGTCATTTTTAAATTGTTCAAAAGTCTTGCCCTTTGAATTATGGTTTACGTAAATTTGAGTCAAATTCTTCTTCATTTTTAGAATCTCTTCAACTTGGATTTCCATGTCTGTAGCTTGGCCACCGGCGCCTCCACTTGGTTGGTGAATCATGTGGCGAGCATTAGGAAGCATTTTACGCTTACCTTTAGCACCCGCAGTAGCCAATAGTGATCCCATAGAGCAGGCTTGACCCATAACCACAGTAGAAACATCAGGCTTGATAAACTGCATAGTATCGTAAATCGCCATGCCTGCGGTAACGACTCCGCCTGGGCTGTTGATAAACATGGTAATATCTTCATTTCCTTGGCTCTCCAAAAAGAGCAACTGTGCCACAAGCAAACTAGCAGAGTGCTCGTTAACATCCGTATCTAGCATTACAATACGATCTTTAAGTAGACGACTGTAAATGTCGTAACTACGTTCTCCGCGAGCTTCTTGCTCGATAACCATTGGTACTAAATTAGGCATTATCTTCCTTTTCTTTATTTTCAGTTTCTACTTTGGGAAAGCACATCTTCTCGCCATCCCAACGCTGTCCGCACCAGCACTCGCCTTCACTATTAATAATGCAAGCACCGGAGCCGCAACAGCGTGGATCGTCCATTTTACTTGCCTACGTTTACATTAGCACCAGCGCCAATTACAAGAGTATTACCCTTAAAACTAGCCACTGCCTCTGCCATCTTAAGTGATGCATCAGCTTGCTTCATACGTGCTTGAGCATCCATATATTGGATAGCGCCAGCGTTTGTGTTAAGCGCCGCAATACGACGAGCTTCTGCTTCAGCAGTCTTAACTTCAACTTCCTTTTGCTTGAGCTCATTCTTTGAACGAACCAAATCGTTAGCAGAAGCAACAACCGAATCTGCAGGCACAATATTACGAATCAACACCTGACCAACAACCAAACTGCCGTCTAGCTTTTCTTCAGCAAGCGACTTTTGAATTTGCTCTTTAATGCTCTGTTCCATTGTTTGACGATTGTCCGCCATGTCCAATGCTTCGTACTTACGTGCTTCTTTGTAGATAGCATTACGAGTAGTTTGAACAATGTAGTTATACATCAAGTAGATGTCGCCGTTGTGTCGAGCATGGAATGCTTGACTCTTTTGACTGTACAGTTCAGCCACTTGTGCTTGATTAATGTTATAGATAACCACAGCATCAAAGTCTTTCATTGTGCTGTTATCTTTGGCTACTGGAGTCATATCCTCAAGTTTGACGTTAACGTCTTTAATTGGGAATGTAAGAACATCACCAATTAGGACCTGATTGAACGAACCGGGTAGCAGTTCGCCTTGCTGGACTTGTTTGTCAAAGCCAACCCGGACACCGACTTCACCAGTTTCAATACGGGTACAGCCTGTGGCAAGAATTGCAGCGGCAAGAATAGAGAGAGTAAAAATACGTTTCATGTGATACCTTAAAAAAGAATTACGATTACAGTCATTATCACTAGTGTTAGTGATGCGACAAGTATACTATAACCTAGTAATTTTGTCAATGCCCATTTATCCTTTCCAGACAAATCTCTGTAACCTTTAATACCAAAATAACAAACACCAAATACAACTAAAAATGCTAATATAATTTTAATCATTTTGGAGTCTCGTAAGTTTGAGCAAAGATATCTTTCTTTACAACACCGTAATCATTTTCACCGTGACGTACAATAACATCTTCACCCGGATTGTAATGTAGCTTCTCACCCCAGCTGGTGTCAACTGTTCCTGAGTGATCTGCAAGTTTAGCAATCTTCATAATCTTTTTAGGTGTACAAATACCGTCACCTAAATCGTCTTTAAGTTCATTGAACTTTTCAGGACTAATCGGATATTGCTCGCCTTTGGGGCCAGTCATAATATAAAACCCTTTGGGGTAGTTGACTGGACCTTCTAAGGTATCGATAGTACCAGGCTCGGATGCAATTTCATATTTTTCTTTAGCTGGCCGTTTAAAGGTTTTAAACCCACCATCTTTAAACCAATCGTCAGTAATTCCTTTGCCTAACGATTCAACAATGTTGATATATTCTCTAATCATTAATTATCCAGTTCTTTAAATGCTTCTGGCGCACGACGAGCAGTAATCTCGTTGAGCTTGGCTTGCTCTTTAGCCTTGCGTAGAATGTTAGCATCACCAGTTGGCAATACTACTAGTACATACGCACGAAACCGATTTCCTTCTTGCACCATTTTAATGCCGTCTTTAGGAACTTCCACACCAGTTAAATCGACTTTGTCGCAAGAAGTACGAAGAACCAACTCACTCAATTCTGAACTAGTATTTGCTGTGTCTGCCTTGTACACTTTGGTACGCTGACTTGCAGTTCCGCCAGCAGTCATACAGATTTTACCATATGCATCTGCTTTAGCTTTCAACAAGGCCATCGAATAGTCGCCACTAGAACTAGTGCCAGATGCATATACGGCAGAGTTACTAACTGGAAGATCTATCATCCATTTTGGTGCTTTGTCAATAACACGTTCTACTTGACGTTCTTGACGTTCACGTTCCATATCGGCTCTTTTGCCATATGGATCAGTTGTACCACAAGCCGCCAATACAGCAACAATAGGTAAAACAGTTAATAGTTTTTTCATTTTAAGTCCTTAGTTGGATTTGATTTTAGAAGCCGTCCAGTCGGTACCAGCTTTGATGTCTTCACCAAGGCCTTTTACCATACCGGCGGATGTACTACAAGCGGCTACATTAATAGCCAAAATAAGTGCTACAACTGTTTTCATTTTGCCAACTCCTGACTGTGTGTTTTAACTGTGTCTACGCCTTTGTCCATAATCTTAGCAATGCCGGAAAAACCAACAGTAGCTAGAACTAGTCCAAAAATTGTGCCTGCTATAAATGCCTTCATAATATTTGCCTTCTATGTTTGTTGAACATGTGTATATTATATGCGAAAGTGTTTCGATTGTCAAGTCACCATTTGTCCACAACTGTCCAAAGCTGATCATTTTGACAAATCACTCCTTTGGAAAATTGAAGTTTGCCGTTGTTATAACGTTCGCTAAAATATCGACAATTGGCTCCCTTAAATTGGAAGTATTTTTTATTGGCTACAGTACCAAACTCATTTTCCAAACCTTCGTCACCAATTTTTAAAGGACGAGTTCGTCTTGAACCATCTCCGCATACTAGCATTGATTCGCTTTGGAAATTGCCTCCTAACCGCATGTTCAGTTCACTCATGCCGTATTCAATGGCTTTTTGGCAACTGATTTCCGGGTCACCATAATCTTCGTGCGTCCAATCTACATTATGCTTCTCGCCGTCAACTACAATGCTAAATTTAACACGACATTTTTGGTTACTTTTAATTTTAACCAAATCGTCAATATTGCCCATTTTTCGTTCAGCTGTAACTTTACTAGCCTGGCGGACTTGGCAATCTTCGGCCAATGCAAATTGGCTAGTTAACGCTAGGAGTACGAGTAATTTTTTCATTGTTCGCAATTATAAACATACCACCAAAGATGCTCTTTAAGCAAGGCATTGTACCTTCTGTCTTGGTCGGATAATTGATCAGGATCTTGTGAAAAGTTTTTCTTACCTTGAATTTGTTTTAATTCTCGGAATTGTTCGTTTTTAAGTTTACAAGAAAGCGGATAGTTTACTAATTGCTCATAAGTAGGCAGTGATGCGCTGTTGCTACACCCTGCAACCAAAACTACCAACAATGGGATTAAAAATCTCATTTGTATTTGTCATCTAATTCTACGTTGGTCAAACCCGCAATCATTTGGAATTTATCCCAAGCGGCTTTTGCGGCCGGATTAGTTTCTAGTTCACTACTTGGTAGAACTGCTTCTAACCAAATCTCTGGCCGACGTTGCGGATGTGCGCCAAACTTGCGTGGCTGATGTAGTTTACCGGATTCCCAAAGTTCAATACTGACACTACGGAATTGATCTTCGTCGTGATAGCCTGCCCATTCTGGATTGCTGTGGGCAAAGAAACCTCGACTGTAAGCATTATCAGTGCCACCACCGTAACCCAACCAAATCCCCTGCCATTGATCGTTATCATGCGGATCAAAATCTGTACGAGTGATTAACACCAATACATCATCGATGTTTACTTTACCATCTACAATGTCACGAATGCAACGACTGTAGCTTAGTCCGATTTTCATTTTATTTCCAATCTAATCTGTTTAAGTGAATCCCAGCGAAAGCTCTTCCAATGTTTTGATTCCAAATCATAAACTGGACAAACGTCTTCATTTACTTTTCTTTCTTTTTTTAGTTTAGGAAAGTCTATTGGATCATTTGTGTTAGTATAGTGTATTTCTTCGGTTAAGTCAACCGGAACAAGAGATGGACTGGTTGTACATTCCATAACTCGTTCGGTTCCGTCTTTTTTGGTAAAAGTAACAGTGACCGGACCAAAAGCCAAATGTCCTTTAAGCCATTTTTTAAATAGCTTAAAGTCCTGTTCACTCAGTGTCGGCATTACTCAATTCCATTTCTTGAACACGTTGACGTAGGCGGATAACTTCTTGCTCTAATGTTTCAATATGAGCTGCAACCTTATCCATAAATTCAGCAGTATTCATGCCAGTGGTTCTTAGCATCTCAACTACTGTTGGTCGTTTTTCTTCTGTCATTATGCTTTTCCTTTATTTAATTTTGGTAATGCACCAGTTATTCTCTCAAACTGATCAAGTAACGCTTTTTCTAAAGCCTTATGTAGCTGGGATTCTACACTAATAGTTTCACCAGCCATAGTTAATGTTTGTTTAATCATTGGGCATTTATACGCCCAAAATTCAACAAGATTATTTTTATCATTAATAATGCTTCTAAGCTCATTTCTACAGTATTCGTCTGTGTCGTAGGTATATGTGCCTTTATGATTTCGGTATCGACCAAAACGACATTTAGTTCCTTTTTTAGGTTGGCCGTCGGACATTCGAATACCTAGTGGCATAGATGTTTCTCCAATTTTATAAACAATACCGTTTACAGTAATGAAGTAGACCCAGCTATAATGATCTGCATACATTATAGCTGAGTCAATACGATCGTACACCCATTCGCCACAATAGTCATTAATTCGACAAACTCGTTTGAAGTCTTTAAAATGACTAACGTGTGTCAACGGCATTGTATCAAACATTATACTTCCAATACTATGTTAGGGTTCCAACCTGTGTCTTCGCTGTAACCATCATTTTCATAACCACGTGGGTTACAAACAATTCTGGTTTCACCAATCATGTAATCAAACGGATGATGAGTGTGACCATGTGTCCACAGTTTAATCTGTGGGTGATCCAAAATGAATTCACTCAAGTCACTGTGGTAACCACCATTCATCAAATTTTCGTGAGCATACGTTGGATGCACACTTTGAAAACTAGGACTGTGATGCCCAACCACTACACATTTCTTATTTCTATGCTCATGGACAATGTGCTCGATGTAGGCAAGAGTCTTGTCGTGACGAATAGCAACATCCAACGCACTCATAGCCGCATAGTTCCTAGCATCGTTCCGAATGATACGAAAGTCGTTCATCATACCTTCGATGGCATGCATGGTAAGCGGATCACGCCGGTTCATGTTGGTCCACAGTGTTCCACCAACAAACACAACATCGTCGATAATCTTCATGTCCTGCTCTAACATATACACGTTAGGGTATTTGGCACACTCCTCACGCATATAGTTGATACCAGCATAAAACTTGCCATTGTAGAACTCGTGATTACCCATGATGTAAATTACATGGGGGAACTGAAAACTGCAACGCTTGAAGAAATCTCTAAAACGCTGGGCTGTCATCTGCCTACGACCCAATCCAGTGCCGTTAGCAATAGCGGCCTGGTCCGCAGTATTAGCTGGCTCAGGGTGGTCGTGGAGATCCTGGGCAATACAAATATCACCACCTAGAATCAATACATCGGCACCTTCGTCATTGTTGATATAACAATCCGAAAATTCCAAATGTAAATCACTGACCAACTTTATCTTCATCACTTTCTTCTTTCGCAAATGGCCAAGGTTTCCCTTTGCTCTCTAAAATAAATTTTTGAGCATCTTCTTTAGTAAGACGTCCAGCTTCAATTTCTACTAAAGCATGACGCAAAGCTTCTTCAACAAGTTCGTTAAAAGTCATATCACGTTCGTGCGCTAGTTTCATGTATTGTAACAGTTCTTCATCCGAAAAGTCAACCGGAACTTGCACACGGGTATCATAGTCCTCACCTGCTCGAATAGCCAAGCACTTTTGGATAAAGTCGTCTACTACATCCAAGTCCACATAGTCAACATCGTCCCAGGCTTCGTTCAAATTAACATTGCGAGCTTCTGCTTCTTTGCGATGCTTTTCTTGATTCTTTGGATTAATCATGCGATAAGCACGATCATTAGTATAATCGCATACGCTTACTTCGTAGACCTTTTGACTTTTAGTACTAAACACGATGCTAAAACTGTATCCACCTACACCGTGGACACCATTCCAACTATCTAGTCGATAGCTGTTAGGACCAAAACATTGCCAGCCATAATCACCGCCTTCGGTAATTTTATAGTCAACTAATTCCATCCATTCTTTCATAGTAATCATTTGAACACCTTTGAATCAAAAATAATTGCTGAACCTAGCACAATAAAAAATACGCCGCTCATTATGTCTCCGAGAGCCACACTTGCAACTCCATTTAACACATTGATGCCGCCAATAGTATATCCAATCGTTATACGGTTACGACCAAACCATTCCATAAATTTTTCCATTATTCTTCAAATCCTTCTTTAAGTAGTTTACGCTGTTCCCATTCTTCCATCTCTTTAGCACGTTTAATTTCACGTGCTTCTTCGCAAGGAGTACAATATGTATGTACCCATCCGCCTCCACGGCGTTCACCGACATTACCACACTCTTCGCAAGTAACACCACTCATACTTTCTGCCATACGTACCATGCCATCAATAATATCATTACCGCCTGAGTAATAAAAACGTAGTGTACCAAACTTTTCTTTAACTTGGTCTAGTGTTACTTGTGGAATCGATTCTGGAACTGGTCTAAAGTCTCCAGCAACAATTTCAGCAAGACGTTTTTCTTTGTGCTCGTCGTTAGGCAGTGCCTTCATAGTTTCTTCAAACAAATCAAAGTTACCTGCTTTGGCCTGCGCAGCCATTTCGTTATAATCCATTGCCCACTTTCGCTGTTTCTCTTTCCAATCAATGTGGTGTTGAATATTACCCATGAGTTGATCAAGGATATTAAACCAACCATCACCACATTCAAATCCCCAACACATACAAGTTTCCTGCATGTTCTTGTTGCGGTTAATCATCATCTTTGGATATTTCTCACACAACTGTGCGTCTAGTTCTTGTCTCATTTTATCTCATCCGATGTTTCAATAAAGTCGTTGATAATTAAATTCAATGCTTCAATCCTGCGTATGTTACCGCTTACGTCTTCAGGGTGCAACCAGTACCCGTCTGGATTATCTTCTGTCTTGGGATTCTTTTTCCATTCGGCTAATTCTTTTTTAAGATAGGAGCGATAGTCTTTTAAGTTAAGACTAGTAATGCGATCCGCAGTCTCACCATCAATCCATTGATACGGTTTATGTTTTGCCTTACTCATTCTACAGTACCTTCTACTCGTTTGCCTTCTTTAAGTGTACGCATCAATTGTCGGTTGCGTTCCTTTTGCTCTGCGGTACCACGTTTGTCATCAGTACTGATACGCAACATCATATCGTAGTCACGTGCCCACTTAACACCAGCAAGCCAATCTTCTAGACGTTCTAGACTACCGACAAACAGTTCCGCATCACGGCTGTATATTGGCAGTGCTTCGTGGTCTTTTGGCACAAGACTTAGAGCACCATGATCTTCCGTCCAATCACTGTGCTTGCTCTTGCTAAACTTAAAGCCTAGCTCGTCAATCGCTTGCTCGACACGTTTGATTCTTTGAATTGTATTCCATCCACTCATAGTACTTTCCCCAATCCTAGCCAAATAAGTTGATCCAATTCTATTTGATAATCTTGTCCAAGCCTGCGCTTTTCGTAGATAGCATTTAGCACATCTTTACCATCGCCATAGTCCAATACTCCTGAACCACGTGACTCTAATTCTTCGATTAGATCGTCGGTATCAAAATCGCTCAAGTCGACGTCTACTTCAACTTCTGTGTAGATTGTCTTATACATTATTGTGCCGCCTTTACATAGTGTAATCTAGTAACATCATTTTGATGTTTCCAATGCTTATTGCAATCTTTAACTTTGGCTTTGACTAATACGCAAGGCCCTAGCTTAAGATCCGTTTTACTCATCCAAGATACCATCTTACTGTTGATTATAGCATCTATATTGTAGCCTTCAAAGTTTTTTGACTTAATTGATGAAATAATTTCTGCGTCCAAATCCTTAATGGTACTACCAATTTCTGCCAACGGTCCTTCTTCGACTTGTTGAGCCGCACGTTTAACTTTGGTTTGTGCAACATCTCTAACATGAACGCTTGGTAGGCAGGCTACATACCCAAATTGATTTTGTTTAACTGTATCACTACTAAGAATACTGTTGATGTTGGTTTGAAAATCATTCTCGCCTTCAATAGCACTAAACATAAATTTTCGAAAATGTTTTTTGATCTCTTCTGCTTGTGCTGTATCTTCAGGTAGTACCTTAAGTGGCATAGGAGCATCTTTAGGATCGGCAGTCCAAATGGTAGGATCTAATGTACACAACATCAAAATTTTGTTCATTTGTTTTGAGTACATATACACACCATCGGTTGTATATATTGCTTCGGCTTCTTTGAGGTAAGCACCGTTTACTCGTTGGGCCGCACAGGCCAGCTCTAATACTTGTTGGGTAGGGAACTCTTTGTTAGCCATTTCGCTCGCTCTGTGTGTGAGTTAATATACTTTGTATTTTACATGAAAATGAAGTCCGTGTCAATCTTTTTCAATCGGACATAAACTTTTTTGGCAAGTTTTCTTAATAATGGACTTACGGGCGTTTCAAAATGGCTCACGTATGCATTGAGATTTGGACTAGCAAATTCTTTGTTAACTTTAAATCTTGCCAAAGTAGTAAATTTTGGCATGTATCGTAATGCTCTAAATTTGCCAACTGTTCGGCAAAGCTCGATAGTAATGCTTAACGCATAAGCATCCAGCTCATCGGGATCTTTTAAGTATTCGTGGAATTCATGTTCGGCATCGGCCCGTATATGAAATTCTTTATAACCACGTTTTCGACTTTGTCGCTGATGTTTGAATTCGTGTATTGTGGCATCGAATACTTGAATAAGCAAATCTGTTATTTGTCGACGGCTCCAGATAACATCTTTATCAAAATTGTGATATATTATTATTTCAATTGGGGTTTCTCTATTTTTGTCATCTTCAGGATCGTAATATGCGTTAACATAAAATTCCTCTGTGTCGAGAAACTTTTTTGATTGTGATTTTATTTTTACATCTAATCCCGCACGTTTAAATTCACGGCGTAGTTCAACCAACAACTTTGGAAAACTAGTGTCTTGTTTAGTTTTATGTCTAACATGTGTACAAATTAAACAAACAGTTTCCATTATTGAGTTCATTGTCACAACCTATATGTTACTCTACCTTTTGACAAATCGTATGGGCTAACTTCAATTTTAACATTGTCGCCTAATATGATTCTAATCTTGTGTTGTTTTAATTTCCCACCCATGTAACACAGTAGCGTATTAGGCATATTATCTACCTTAACTCTAAACATGTTTCCAGGTAACACTTCTTCAACAGACCCTACTAATTCGATGATATCGTCTTTAGCCATTATACCTTATTAACGATAATTTTACCGTCTTCTATTTTAATATCCAAGGTATCTCCTTCTTTCCAGCCAGTAAGTGCTAACACTTCGTCTGGGAATTTCATCATGACATTATCAGGATCACCTGGGATTTCCTGAAATATATCTTCAGCTGTAAAAACGAATTTTTCTTTATCTTCCATCATATATTTACTTTAAAGTTCTTAATCTTCGTAAGGAATAGGTCGCCATCCTAAACGGTTTAAGTCTAATTCAATTTCCTCAGTAACAACACCTTCAGGCACGTAGTTTCGACCATCGGCAGTATCTGGTATGGCTCCAGTTAAGCCGTTGCCCAATTCTTCATTGCCAATGCCACTACAGTACCAATCAATATAGTCGCCTTGTTCACGCATGTCGGCAATTATGCCGCCTGCATGCCTCCAACTGCAACCCCAATTTTCTTCTTTCATTTCAGGCAAAAAATCTCGCTTACGCCATTCCATATTACACATGGCTGCATATAAGTTTTGAGCATAGTTGTCCGATTGTTTAACTTTGTCGCAAAGCTCTTTACTACTACGGAGATCGTACTCCATATTGTTCTTTTGCCATTTTGGATCGTGGATCTTGTTAGCTTCGTCGATCTTAATCTGATCCCACATGTCAATGTATGCTTGGTTAGGCTCTTCGCCTTTTTCTTCTGCCCGTGCAATTGCTCCTTCTTTTTGGAAGGTGTGTCGTTCAGGGCTCGATGCTACTTTTTTCATTAATGATATGCGCCTCTAAAACAATGTAAAACTTCGTGTCCTAGATTATGAATACTAGCCATTTTAGGTGTCATAATAATACATTCTTTACCCTGCCAAAAAGAACAGGCTTGAACGTTAAAACGGAAAACTCCGCCGCCACGCTTTTTGTTTTCTGCATTACAAGCGGCATCGATATCTTTAACAACTACCCAACGTAATTTAACATCCATGACTTCGTTTTTAGTAGCGTCGAATTTTGATTCAGGATCTTGCCAGTTCCATGCCCACGCTGTATTTGAAACAAGTAGCAATACTAAAAGTGCCTTTTTCATTTCTGCCTCTCTGTGTGTTAAAAATGGTGTAGACGGTAGGATTCGAACCTACAAAGTCACCCTAAGGGTTAGACCCTAGCCCTCCGCCGGCAGTTTGTTACATGCCATTGGAGGAGGTATACCAAGTTCCACTCACGTCTACATTGTAAGTATATATTCGTTTATGGGTAAAGTCAAGTTATTTTGGTACCCTTCATAACATAAGTTAAATATGTCTAATGAACTTTAACCAAATACCATTTGATCAAATTATTAAGTTTGGACAGCGCACGATGTTAGATCGTCCATTATTTTCTACTAGTTGGATTTTGGGACGTTTTTGTAATTATAACTGTAGTTACTGTTGGCCCTATGCCCGCAGTGATAAATTGGATCACCAACCGCTTGAAGTGTATAAAGCCACTGTAGACGAGATTAAGCGTCAAGCACGAGCTAATGGGTTTAACCAGTTCCATTGGTCGTTCAGCGGCGGTGAGCCAACTGCTTATAAACAGTTGAATGATCTTGTTAAACATTTGGACGAAAAGGAATCAACGTACCAAAGTATACACATGACTACTAATTTAAGTCCTGGTAGTAAATGGTGGAACACTTGGTGTAAGAATACAGACTTGTTACAACGCAGAAGTATTACAGCCAGCTTTCATGACGAATTTGCTAAAGAACAAGAGTTTGGTGACAAGTGCTTACAGTTGCAGTATGAACTAGTACACGTTACTATTAATCAAGTAATGGTGCCAGAAAAGTTTTACGAATTGTATGAACGTATGGAACGCTTTCACAAGCGCGGTATTAATGTAACACTCAAGCCGCAAAGTAATCCGCAGGCGAGTGCGGTTGTAGATGGCTATACCGAAGATATGATACAGAAGATGCGTGAAGGATTCCCTCAACGTGCCAATGGAGAAGATGTTTATCAGATAGCATTATACGAAGCAGATGGTAGAGAACACTTGTTTGATCAAGCAGAAAGATTTAATGCATTTGGATTTAATAAGTTTACCAATTGGACTTGTAATAGTGGTTATCAAAGTGTTATAATAAGAGGAACTGAAGTCAAACGAAGTTATAGTTGCCACGATGAACCGTTAGGTACTATAGATAACTTCGAACTATTTAAAGAGGCTAGACGCTGTGTAACACCAAGTTGTGTAAGTTCGGCTGATAGTAAAATACCAAAATGCAAATAGACACCGAACACTTACACTATTGGATGAACGCAGTCCGCCAAAGTCCAAATCCTATGCGGACTATGGATGCTTTCTGGCAAGGACAACTGCGTAGCAAAGAATGGCTGATTGATTGCTTAGATGAACATATACATCATAGTGTAAGAATAGATATACACGGCGGGTGGGTTGGCGTATTAGCCAGTATGATATTTCAAAGTAACATCCCTACACATTACATTTGTAGCGTTGATGTTGATCCAACTTGCGAACCTATTGCTACTATGATGAATAAGATGGAAGAACAAAATGGTCGCTTTAGGGCAATAACAGCGGACATGTGTTCAGTACCAGTATCTGGCGATGTTATTATCAACACCAGCTGTGAACATATTACACAAGACCAATACGAAACTTGGTTAGCAAGACTTCCTAAGGACAGTCTAGTTGTACTACAAAGCAATAACTATGCTATTCCGGAACATGTTAGGATTGCACAAACTCTAGATGAATTTAGAAAACAAAGTCATTTAACGGAACTGTGGTCTGGAAGTTTAAAGACACAACTATATGACCGTTGGATGGTAATAGGTCGCAATGTATAATTTAGAAGATATTAAATCAGTCCACTTAGAATTAACTAGTAAATGTCAAGCTAGTTGTCCTATGTGTGCTAGAAACATACAAGGTCTTGATAATCCTTGGTTAAAGTTAGATGAAATTTCTTTAGCTCAATTTAAAGAATGGTTTCCTATAGACTTTATTAAACAATTGGATAGATTGTTTATGTGCGGCAACTTGGGTGATCCGATTATTGCTCGAGATACTTTAGAAATATTTCAATTCCTACGCACAGTAAATCCTGCTATAACTCTTGGAATGAACACTAATGGCAGTGCCAGGAATAAAGAATGGTGGCAACAGTTAGCGCAGACTAATGTTAAAGTTATATTTGGTATTGATGGATTAGAAGACACTCACACGTTATATCGCATTGGCACAGACTTTGATAAAATTATACATAACGCCTATAACTTTATACAAGCTGGCGGCACAGCTGAATGGCACATGTTAGTATTTGAACATAACGAACATCAAGTTGAACAGTGCCGTAAGCTAAGCCAAGAGTTAGGCTTCAGTGATTTTAAATTTAAACATACTTCTCGTTTTAGGGAAGACAAATTAAATGTATTAAACAAAGACGGTTCAACAAGCCATGTGTTGTTGCCATCGGTTAAAAGTAAAAATATTTCTAAGTTGCTAGGTAATGTACTTGAAGAAACAACAGAAATTTCCTGTAAAGTTCTTAAAGAAAAAAGTATATATGTTAATGCTAAAGGGCAACTAATTCCCTGTTGTTGGCTAGATTATAATGCCATGCTTCCAATTCATCCTTCAAGAATTGATATGTTAGATAGTGGAGTAAAATTTCATTCGTTAAAAGACAAACGATTAGATGAAATTTTTGTTAGTAAGTCATTTGATATTATTTCTAATAGTTGGAGTAGTACTCCAATTCGCGAGTGTAGTAGACAATGCGGAAAAATTGATAAATTCAATGAGCAGTTTAATTAGGATAGATGATGGAAACAGGAATAGTAAAATGGTATAATGATGCTAAAAAGTATGGCTTCATTACGGCTGACACAGACAACGCAAACATCTATGCAGAACGATGGGACATAACAAATGATCCCCAGACTATGTTTGAGTTACAACGTGTGACCTTTGACCGTATAGAAACAGATACTGGACTAGTTGCAAAAAACATTACAGTTATCCAACTAGAAGAACACAAGTTATTGGAGTTTCCTCGGATTAGCGTATTTGACAATATGTTGACAGCTGAGTTTTGTGCCAGTTTGATAGCCAAGCATACACGATCTGGCATGAACGGAAATAGCGGATATCAAAGTCGCGTTGAGTCTTATGCTCAGGTTACAGAAGAAGTTGAAAACAGAGGTATTAGTTTAGGAGTTAATCCTTACGACTATGATGTATTAGCAACTGCTATAGTGCAGGCCGCACGAATTCCGTATAGCCATATTGAAGCCATCGATGTTTACAATTACGAAACCGGACAGTTCCTTGCTTACCATCATGACTACCCGTATGATCCACGACAGATTAATTATTACAAAAATGGTGGAGATAGAGTTGGTACAGGAATCTTTTATCTTAATACAGACTTCGTAGGCGGAGAAACATACTTTCCTAAACACAACGTAACTATACATCCTAAGGTCGGATCTTTTTTATATTTTGAACAAGGGTATGATGAAGCAACCAATTGGTCAACAATACACGAAAGCAAAAGGATTACATCGGGAACCAAATGGATTGCCAGTTGCTTTTTTAGTGATAGGCCCAGGGTAGGATGGAGTCCTCGAGATCATTTATATGATAATAAGTGATTGGAAACCTTTTTACAAATATGATAACGATGGCACGCCTAATTGTATGTCTCAGCAGACATATGAGCCGTTAATAAGTCCAGACGGGAAAACGTTCTGTGCTAATTACGATTGGCAAAACAATTATCAGCGTATATGGCAACCCGACCGCGTAGGCTATACGCAAGATGTTGTTGAATACTTTTTTGATAAAGAAGTCGAATACGTTAATAGATTTAAAAACAAACCTTATAGTCCAACTATAGTTGATATTGATTATGCTAACAAACGCATATTCTACAATTGGGGAATTAGTTGTAACGCACTTATAAACGGCAATAAAGGCCCTATGCCAGACAATTGGAGACTACAAGTTTCAAATATGCTACTAGACGCATATAACAGCGGAGTGTATAAACTTACAATGTACCCCCATTGTTTTTATGTTGACACAGATGATCAGTTACGTACTATTGACTGGTATGGATGCGTAGAAGTTAGTGACCCGTTTATTGAAGCAAAGTACATGGACGGCATTATACACAGTACAGCACAATTCCGTTTAGATGAGACAGGCGAGTTAGTTAGCGGTAAATATAATCTTGAAACAATGTTCAAGCAATCACTTGGTGTACACGTTAAGTGGGGCAACGAAGATATGGGATTCATATATAAGGAGATGTTTGATGCCTAAGCAGGTAGGATCTACGTTAGGAATAATTGACTGGGACGATATTATTAAAAATATTCAGCCTCGCACCGGTGACCACAATACAGTTACTAGTGTTGTAGATCGCTCAGAGTCTAATTGGGAAGATGACACTGCCTTATTAAAATCTTACAAGGAAGTTATCGGCAATTGGAAAAAGGCTCATTATAACTTATCCAACATTGAATGGTGGGATTACTATCCAGGTGAACATTTTGATATTTCTGTTCAGGAAAAATTTGCTGATTTAGTAAATGCAGATCCTTTGAGAGTTTTTGTCAGTGAGGTAATGCCGGGTCGGTGTGTGCCTTATCACTGGGATGTCGAAGACCATGAAGAAGAGTGGCTAAAGTTAGGACCACTGGTTCGTTATGTTTGTTTTATTGACAAGCCGCATTTTGGAAACATACTGATATTAAAAGACGATTGCTTTCACTTAGTTGAACAGCATTTAGTATATGAGTGGGATCACTATAGGGATTATCATGCTGGAACCAATTGCGGTATGTGGCCTCAATACTTATTTCATTTTTTAGGGAGACCACGACAATGATTGAACGTGTTGGAATATGTGATATAATAGATTGGGATAAATTAATATTAGAACTTTCTACAGTTCAAATAGTGCATCGAGCAGAACACGAACTACTTCCAGAATTTACTGAATGGATGCCAGAAATACCTAGAAACATTTCTCCCAATAATATTGGGCCTAAACACAAAGCAGGTGATCCTATTCCAGGATTAAGTCCTATAACTGATATGTGGGAAGCAGCTGGTTATAAAACTCCTGCTGAAGGTGGAACAGTTGAATGGGAAATGTTTTTTCCTGGCCACAATTTTGATCAAAGTATTGTAGATACGTTTGCTGAATATGTTGGATTAGAAAAAGTACATTCTTGTTGGATCAGTAGAATATGGCCTGGATACTTTGCACCGTGGCATTGGGACGTGAATGACGATGAAGCTAGACTGAGTAAAGAACCAACTAAACCTCGTTGGCATTGTCATATGGGCAAGCCAGCATTTGGTCATGTGTTTATAGCTGACGACCAATGTTTTTATAACCAACCCCAAGGAACTGTATATCGTTGGGATAGCCGTAGTTTATGGCACGCCGGAACTAATTGTGGGTTAGTTCCAAAATATTTGTTTAACATTTGGTAACATTATGGAAGAAAAAGTAATCATTACGGATCCGTTTTATTTAGATAAGTTCATGGAGATACAACGACAAAATGTTGTATTATCTAATAAGCTAAGAGATATGTATGAGAATCCTAATTTAAGAAACATTGTTGAAATGCACATGGGATCTGATTTTTTTAATATATTACAAGATACACCTGCATGAACAAAATTAAACAATGGCAAGACAAAATTGAAGTAGTATCAGGGAGCAAGACTTTCTGCATATTGCCATGGATACATTTTGCCACCCGTCCTAATGGAGATATGCGACTATGCTGTAGTGCTAACGCAAGCGGTGCAGGAGAGAATCATACAGTCGGGCTAGTAAAGAACGAACGAGGTCAGCCAGCAAACTTTGGACGTGAAACTCCTATGAGTGCCTGGAACAACGAGTACATGAAGGATGTACGCTTGACTATGTTGGAAGGAAAGATACCTGCTAGTTGTAGTAAGTGTATTGCTGAAGAATCTAAAGGTGTTGCTAGTAAACGCATTTGGGAAACAGGTTCTTGGATGGAAGACGGTATTGATGTCGAAGAGCTTATTAAACAAACAGAAGAAGATGGCACAATACCTGAACGCCTTGTTTACTTAGACTTACGTTTAGGTCATACTTGTAACCTCAAGTGTGTTATGTGTAGTCCGCACGACAGCAGTCAATGGGTAGGCGAACATAAAAAGATATATCCATTATTTCAGGCTAAAGAACTTAAAGAACAAATGGCTTGGGATAGAAAAGATTTCAATAATAAATGGCATGAAAATCCAGATTTCTGGAAGGAGATGTACGCACAGATTCCTAATCTAAAGCAAGTATACTTTGCTGGCGGCGAACCACTAATGATTCGTGAACATAAATGGTTCCTCGAAGAAATTATTCGTCAAGGATATGCCGACAAAATTCTTATACGTTACAACACAAATGGATTATTAGTAGATGATGAAATTATCGAGCTATGGAAAAAATTTAAAAAAGTTAAAGTCGGCTTTAGCATTGATGCTGTCGGTGACCGCAATTATTATATACGTTATCCTAGTGATTGGGATACTATCGAGCGAAACCTTCACAAACTGGACAACACTCCCGACAACATCCAAGTTAGTATTGCCACAGCTATACAGATATTAAACATTAAACACTTAGCAGACTTTGCTAAGTGGAAGATTACGCAGAACTTTAAGAAAGTTAATTTAGAAAATACAGTTGGTGGAATACAAGCTGGCGGTGGAATTGTTAATATGCACTTGTTGTACATTCCAACATTCCTTAGTATTAGATTACTGCCAGCGGCGGATAAAGCAGAAGTGCGTAGAAGCTTTGCTGAACTTGCTAATTGGTTACACGAGAACTATAGACAAGACGAAGACTTTTGGAAGAACAATCCTTACGGGTGGAAACGCTGGCAAGCAGTACTAGACTTTATGGACGCCGAGGATCATTCTGCACAACTGCCAGCATTTAAAGAGTATATAGAAACGTTAGAAACTTCTCGAGGAACAGACTTTAAGTCTACTTTTCCTGAACTATCACACTTGCTAAATTATTCAGTCTAATTTTATTATTTTTAAAAATTGGATCTTTTAGAACTCTTTGAAATTTTGCAAATTCAGGATGTACGTTACTCCATACAGTTCTTTGTTTGTATGTCTGCTCGTCCCATGTATTCCAATCTATAGCTAACTGAAATCCAATACTATAAAAATTTGGATACCTTTCTAAAATTAGTTTAACATAGTCGGGCATTTCTTTATAATTAAGATCCTGTACAACAAATTGTGTCATAACATAGATGTTAGGTCTGTTTGCCACTTTACTGTTTATATAATCACAGTTTAATAACAAAGTTGGCCAATTGCCGCCTTGTCTAACAATATTATATGTTTCTTCTGTCGATGCATCAAAACTAATACGTAACGCTCTAATTTTGCTATGCCACTTTTCTATACGTTTCCAGTTTGTCGGCGTAAGCAAAACACCGTTAGTTTGTATATCTAATATAACATTAGGCCACGGAGTCGGGTCAAATGTTGTTAAGAAATCTCGAAATATCTTTGATCCAAACGGATCTCCACTACCGGTAATTTCTAATACAATTCTTTTATCGTGCGGTTTGTCAAAAATAAAATTAATAATCTTTTCATGTAATTCTTTTTTACGTTCATACTCCGGACCGCTTGTATCGTATATTTTTTTAGTTCTACAACTTGGGCAACTTAGGTTACAACTCAAGTCATTTTCAAAAAATATTTGTGATGGGTATTCGTCTACAACGGGAGTACCTTCCCTATCCGGTAAACTGTTGTCAGCAATGTCATTACATACAGAGTGATTACAAAATTTAAAACTGTAGTCTAATATTGATTGTCTAATTTCAGTTGCTTTCTCTCCGTGCCATATTTCCTCTAACGTATTATCGTAAAGGTTACCAATCTGAGTTGGTAGCCAGGAACTACAGCATAGCCAACAACTGCCATCTTCTTTGATGGCGATTGACTTAAACGGGCGTTCGCAGAACTTTCCCTGTAGGTCTTTTATAATCGGAATTATTTGACTAGTGAGGCCCATATTACTTTAAAATCCTTTTCGTCTTTTGCTTTAGGTGTACACATGCCACATCCACATCGTTGATTTGGACAAATGATGGGTGTTGGGTTTTTTAAACGTTCTTTTAAATCTATAATAAGTTGTTCGCTATCTTTAAGATTACCAATAGCACCTATCTTTTCACCGTGTAACGCTCGGCAAGTTTGATGATGGAATATATCTCCGTATTCTTGATTAATATGTAGGAAGTACCAATCAACTGTACAGCTCCATCCTTTGAAATGATTGTCGACTAATTTTACATCTTGCCATTCATCATCTACTTTTCCTACTAAGCATCTACCTCCACAACATTTACGACCAATGTTCGTACCTTCATTGCTGTCGCTAGCTGAACCTTTAAAGTTAGTTTTCTTCCAAAACCATTCTTGTTGTTCTTTGTTGTAAACATGGCTTGTACGTCTGTTGTTTCCATCTGCGTCGATGAACCATCCGCTAATAGCCTTATTGCCATCGCCAATAGGAACAGGATTATATTTGATTCCTTTAGAATCTAAAAAGTCACATACTTGTACAACTTCATCCCAGTAATCAACATGAAGCATCACGTTAACTTGTAACCACAGATTAGTCTGAGCAATTTCAACAATGTTTTTTAAAACACGATCCTTTAATTTTTTATCTGCTTCTGGATGATAACTTATTGATAGGCCAAACAATGTATCAAGCACAGTATCCATACGTTTATAATGCCACGTGCCATTGGTAGTTAAACTTAGTCTCCAGCGATTATCAATATTTTTAATCTCTTTAATTAACTTCCAAAAATTAGGATTGTTAGTCGGCTCCCCACCAGTAAAATCAATGCCTGGATCGTACACTGGATTTGCACGATGAGCTGTATAAGTTTCATACCACTCTTTTGCAAAATGAAAAGTCTTTAAAAGTTCATCTAAACTAGAATGTTTACTATAATTAGTATGTCTAGTTGC